GAGCGGTATTCATTGGTAACTCGTAAAGGTACATATCGCCTGTAACGGTAGCGATAACACCTGAAACGGGAGCGGAATATGTGATATCCTCGAAGTTAGCCAAATAAACTTTTTTTAATCCACCAACGCTGTCTTTACAAGCGAGTGAATATCCTGCGGTTAGTGCGCAACTCATATCTTTTTTTTTATTTCAGTTCAAAAAAAAGGGTGGGCGATTTCACCCACCCCTCGGTTAATAGTTCAATCGTTCAATTAGGATGCAGCCATCATGAAACGAGCGCACTGATCAGGGAAAGCGATTTGAACGCCTGCCTTGAATTCAGCAACAAAACGAACTTCGTCGGCTTCTTTTGCGTAGAAAATTTCGAAACGCTCTTCTTCGTTCAACAAGTCAGTACCGAAAACGAAGTGTGAAAGACGGCCTACGTAAAGGTCATAAAGTCCGTTCAATCCGTTAACTCCGATTAACTTGATGTTTGATCCTGGCAAAGTCAATTCGTAGTTCTCAACTCCGTTCAAGTAAGAAATATTGAAGTAGTTTTCAGCTACCAAACCTTGCTTAATCTTAGTAAATACATCGATACCACAGAAAATAGCAACGTCATCGTAACCACGAATATCGTTAGAAATTCCAGCCTCGATAGTATTCAAAAGAATGATTGCGTTTGAAGCAGTAGCCAATGAAGCATAAGTGAAAGAAATGGTATTCAAGTCGGTAACAGAAGCAGAAGCAAAGATTGAAGCGAATCCAGTGATTGAACCTGATCCACCTGTACCTTGCCAAACGGCAGTTTCCAAGGTCTTCTGAATAGAAGCAACCTTCTGCTCAGCGTAAACTTGCTCGAAAGGAATGGTTGTAGGCATTGAACCCGCAGTTAATTGGGTTTGCATCCAATACTGTTCCAAAGCCTTTGGGCACATTGCTTCGTGAACCTTCACGTGAACCGCAGTCAAGTTGCGTTGTGTGAAATCGGTTGTGTTTCCTGAACCATTGAAACCGCAAGTATTGCCATAAGTGAAGGCAGTTGTAGTGTCTAACAAGTTCAAAGCAGAAACATACTTCACACCAACTTGCTTGTTGATCAAAGAAATGGTGCGTGCGTTGAATAACGACTTGGTGATTAGGGGTAGGGTTTGTTGATTAGTATAAGTACTTAACCCAGCTAAATTGTAACTCATTTTTGTTTATTTTAATGCGTTTAAAAGATTTGAAAATTTGTCTGATTGTTTGTTCTTTGGATTGATGTAGGTGAAAGCAACAGGCTTTGAAACCTCGGCAGTTGGTCGGCTTGCTACTTCTTCAACAACAGCGGACATGGCTTCGGTAGCTTTACCCATTCCATCCATGCGAGTCATCATGTCGGCAATCATACCCTCTAACTTGGTAATGCGCTCGCTCATTGATTCCATTTCCTTAGCGTGGTCGGGCATCATTTCGGCTTCGGCCATTTCCTCTTTCTTTTCGCCTGCTTCGATTTCTACTTCGATTGTAGGCTCTTCTTCGATAGGCATGATCTCAACGATCTTCCCCGCTTCGGTTTTGATCTTAGCAACACCAACCAATTCGTGCTCTCCGTCTGGAGCAGGAACAGCGTTACCATCCCCGTCGATTACCATTACCTCCGCACCTACAACGATTTCACCGTTGATCGATACTTGACCACCACTTGCAAGGTCGTACATGGCGAACTCTTGGGCGGTTGGGGTAACTTCTGCCGACATCAGATAGCTTTTAATTTTTAGCAATTCAGCTTTAATATCCATGTGATAAAAGTTTTATACTTATGAAATGGGAAGGCAAAAAAAAGTGACAAAAAAATTATAGCATTGAAAGAATTTCGTCAATCAAAATCACTTCCAACGGCAGTTGCTTTGAGGCTTGGAAGGGAGCGTGAATGAAATCGCCTTCAACACTGAAACCTTTGAACGTTCCGTCTTTAACCTGATTCCATACGTCTTCGTTGTTCACTTTGTACGTTCCGAACCAAGTACCTTCGGGGCAATCCTCGAAGCCTTTGGGCGAACCGATACCACGATCAACGTCAGTAATAAATGACTCAATCATAAACACGTCCTTAACGGGTGTTTTGTGTTCGGTGTTGACGTTGGAAATGTATTGGTTTTGCATAAACTTTTCCGCTATCTTTTTAATCGTTTCAGCGGTGTAAGTCACGTAATACTCCCCAAACTTTTCGTCACGTCTGAAAATCATTGAATCGGGTATCATTAACGGACCTGTAACCAACCTTTTGTCTTCGTTAGCTGTGAACTTCACACGGTTGTTAAATGCTTGGAAGTTACGCTCGATTGCAGGAGCGTTAACGAGTGCAACGAAGTCAACACCTGTTCCTTCGTCATCGTTTACTACAAGCGAGTAAACGGGTAAATCATTGTAAGTATTCATATTATTTTCCTAAGGTTGCGGTTCTTTGTAATCTTTGTGAGCGTTTTTGTTTGTCTGAAATATCGGTTTCAAGTACGTAGGTTCTCATTGAACCTTGTTGTAGGTTACCCTGTGCATCTAATTGCAGTTGAGTGCTTCCGATCGTTGGTGTAGTTGTAGCCATTGCAGAAGGTTGAGGAACTGAACCAACTCCACCACCTGCACCACCTGCACCTTGCGATCCACCACCGAATTGGGTTTTGGCAATCTTTGCTACGTTTGCAAGTCCTGCGGTAAGTGCGATTCCTGCTTCAACAAATTGCGCACCCGTTGCAAGCTTGATCGGGTTACCACCTGCGGTTAGCGCACCCGTAACGGCTTGGTAGGTTTGAATCAACGCTTGGGCAATTTGAAAAGATTTGTTAATCTTAAATGCTTTGCGTTGACTTTCCTCAGTGTTCTTTGTGAATGCCGTTGTTAACTGCATCAATGAATCCAACCCCATGGATGCAAGGCGCAACCCTGAGGAAATTTCGTCCATTTTATGTTGCTTTCTTTCATACGCTAATTGCGCATCAACTTCGTTACTCTGTTTTTTTAAATCATTTAAAGTCAATAATGAACGCTCTTCCTCTTTTGCAGTATTTTGAATTAACCCTACTTCCTTTGTCTTTAATTCCCCTAAATCTTTGAAAAATGCTGTATTGTTTTCACGTTCCTTTTCACGTCTTTTTTCCTCTGCGATTGCGTTTGCATCTGCAACCGCTTTTTTGAAGTTAGCATCGAGAATTAACCGCTTATTTGTAGCGTCTGCAATTTCAGTAGTTAATTCTTTAATGCGTTTCTTTTCGTCATCGGTTGCAGTTCCTGCCTTCTCTTTGAGTTTCAAAGCATCTTGTTCTATCTTTAAATTCTTAATGCGTAGGTCTGCAAGTTGTTTTTCTAAATTGTAAATTTCTCTAATACCTTTTTGTTCGGCTTTTGCAAGTTCGATTCTGCGTTCAATTACCTTTTCGTTTTCCTTCATGGCATCCTTCGTTTTATTGAAGGCATCTACCACTTGCTCTGCGTTCTCTTTGGTTCTTTTAGTGGCCGTGTTATCAATCAATCCGAAAGAAATGGTGCTCAAAAAGTCACGAACTTTGGCAATGATTCCATCGAACGGTTTTAAAAGGTTCATAACAACCTTTTTCACATCGTCAAAATTGCTAATCAATAAACCCAAACCAACAACCAACGCACCGATTCCAGTGGATGCTAACGCTAAACGAAACAACTTCATCGCACCCGTGGACGTTCCAACAACTGCGGTATATGCCGTTTGAGCCGTGGTTGCAACCGCTAACCTCAACGCACTTTCTTTTTGTAATACGTTGGTAATAGCCGTTACCCCTTGAAGCAATGCCATTGCACCCTGCGTTTTCTTAATCGCTTCCTCAACTTGTTTGTTTTCCGTACCAAACAAAGCGAGAGCACCCTGAGCAGAAGCGAAACCGCCTGCAATAGCCTGCGCACCCTGAGCGAACGCATCCAAGCGGAAGGTATCGGAAGACAAAGCCTTAATCGCTGCCTTGGTATCACCTACTTGGTCTTTAACCTCCCCTGCTCTTTGTTGCAGTTTCCTAAACGCTTCCGTTCCTGATTGGCCTGCTTCGGCCATCTTGTTCAACTCGTTTTCAATCGAGCGCAATTCTTGCTTTAAGTTCTTGAATTGCCCCGTGGCTTGGTCGGTTTCACTCTTAACTCGTAATACTATGTCCTTTTCTACGTCTGCCATTATTCTGTAATTAATTGGGGTTTAGGTTCGTCTGAAATGAAAGCACCCGTACCGCCCGTTAATTGGAAAACGGTTGGTTCAAATGGTGCTAAATCCAATACTTTTAAAAGTTCGATTGAGGTACTTTCGTCGCTATTTGCATCGTAATCATTGACCGATAGCAAGTAGAACAAAGTGCCGTTAATGTAAATCGGTTTGCGGAAGTCAAGGTTGAGAATATCAACTGCCG